ACTGATGCGTGCCGCCGCCGCCGCCGGCCGCGCCGATGACGGTGGCCCGGACGCTGGTTTTGCCGGGCGGCACGGTGAAGTTGTTGGTGCCGTGCGCGGTCCATTCCTGCCAGCCCGGCGGCCCCGGCGACGGTGTCGTCACCTGCATCTGCCAGGTCGCATTGGCGTCGGAATAGACGTCGGCGCCGGTCAGGGGGCCAAGCTGGTAGCTGGTGCCGGTCAGGCCGGCGAAATTGAAGCTGTCGCTGCCGGCGCGCTGGATGGTGAGCGTGTTGGCGGTGTTGTCCTGGCGGAAGAACTGGAAGCCGATCGAGTTGTCGATCGTCTCGGTCGATGCGACCGAGCCGTTCAGCGCGGCGGCCAGCGGCAGCGTCAGCACCACGTTGCCGGCGGTGCAGTCCACATTGACGTGCCCGGCATTGGCGACGGTCAGCGCCCCAGTCGCGGTGATCAGCGTGTAGGCAGCACCGGCGAGGGGGCGGATCGCGTTCAGCAACTGGTCGGCGCCGCCGACGCTGCCGGCATCCGACAGCGTGCCGCCGGTGCCCTCGACGACGGCGCAGATATTCTCCTGCACGTCGTCGAGCCAAGCGGCGGTGACCTGCGTTCCGAACGGCACGCTGGGCGGGTTCGGCCCCTGAAAACCGGCGCGGGAGCCGGGGCTGAGCGTCGCGGGATAGAGGCCGGTGATGCGAAGCACGGGCTGCCCTCAACTGTACGAGAAAGTGGGAAACGTGTGGCTCGGCGCCTCGCCGCGAATGACGGCCTCAAGCGGGCTGCCCACGGCGGCGGTCGGCGCGTGCATCAGGAAGTAGAAGACGATCTGCTTCCAGCCGAGCATGTCGCCGGCGTTGAAGTTGCCGACCGCGAGCGGGATGTCGCAGCACAGCAGGTCGCCCGCGTGCATCAGGTTGGCGATGGTCGGCCAGTACTGCTGGACGGTGACCGAAAAACCCATGGAGGCCGCGAGCGCCACATAGTCGGCCGGCGCCATGTTGCCGCCGGCGGTCCAGCGCGCCCAGGTCAGCGTCGCCAGTTGCCCGGTCGTCAGGTCCAGGCTGGCGGCGTCGCGGCCATACGGGTCCGGCCCGAGCACCCGCACATAGTCGGGCAGCATCTCGGCACAGGTGCGCGGGTCGATCTCCGCCAGCATCGCCGCGGCCGTGGTCTCGATCAGCGAAAATTCTGCGGCGATCGGGGTGATGAAGCTGGCCCATGTGCTCGGCGCCGTGTCCGGCAGCGCCCAGCCCTGCGGCGTCAGCTCGAGCAGGCCATCGAGCACCTGCGCCTGGGTGCGTGGCTGTTGGAACATCAGACGAAGCTCAACGTGCCGGCGACGGCGATGGTGCCGGCGCCGAGCACCACGTCGGATGCCGGCAAGGTCCGGTCGAAACTGAACGCGCCGCCGGACTGGCCCTTGATCGCCGCGTCCATGTCGTCGACGAATTCCGTGGCCCCGATCTGCGCCGTCGTCGCGATCCACGCGGCAAAGCCGTTCGCCGCCGCCACGCGGTTGGCCGCCGTGTCGGGCACAAGATGTACAGTGCCGTTCACGGTCTGCCACGTCGCCAGATAGACCGTGACATAGGCGGTCACCGGCGCCACGCCGCCGGCCGCGAACTGCGCGCCCAGATACGCGGCAACGCTGGCCACGTCGCCCGAGCCGAGCGAGGACGGCCCGAGCCCCGCGATGAACACGCCGACGCTGCCCGGCCCGAGCCAGCGCGGCACCGGCTGCACGTAGGCGACAAGGCTGTCGGCCGCCTGCACCCAGGCCACATAGTCGGCCGAATTGCCGCCACGGCCGCGCGCGCGAATGCGCGCCAGCAGCCGCGCCCGCAGCGCGTCGTCCGTCTCGGTCGGCGCGCCCCCGGACAGGCCGGCCGAACCCACGGCCGCGGTCGCCGACATGCCGGCCACCGGGGAAATCGGGGTCAGGATGGTTCCGGCGCCCCAGTTGGCCCCGGCGCCGGGTGTGGCCGAGCTGATCGTGAGCGTGATCGTGTCGGTGGCGCCGACCGCGCCGCCCGTCGTGCTGAGAAAAGTGCTGCCGAGCGGATCGGTGAGGACGATGCCGGTTGGCAGCGTGGCGCCGGTGGTCGCCGTCCAGGCCAGCGGCCCGGTCGATGCCTGCGCGGGAATGCGCGTCAGCCCCCAGATGCCGGCCTGCCGATCGAGTTCGTCCACCGACGTGTCGGGGAACAACTCCTGCATCACGTAGCCCTGATACAGGTACAGGTCGAACCCGCTCATGCCGATGATGCGGCTGGTGGCGCCGCAGACGGTGTTCGGCTCGGTGGGCTGGAAGCCCGGAAACTGCGCGACGAACGCCGCGGCGGCGCGGTTGAAAATGTCGGTGGGTTGCGGGATCGGCCAGGGCATCAGCCGGGCACCGGCTGCGTCAGGTTCAGCACGGTTTTGCCGGCGGTGGCGCGGTAGCCGAGAATGCCGGGCGCCACCCAGCGCACCGCCCGTTGCATCGAGCAGCCATAGGTTGCGCCGACCCGGCCGAGCGCCTCGCCGATCGCGCCCTCCACGCCCTGCCGCGTTGCCTCGTTGGCTTTTGCCCGCTCGGTGAATATCCAGGTGCGGCTGCCGTTGGGCAGGCCCTGCGCGTCGAGCGCATCGCCCGGCCAGCCGCGCCGCAGATCGGCCAGGGGTGCCCCTTGCGCCCAGCCGCTGCCATCCTCCGGCAACGCATCTTCCGGCCGGGCGCGGGCGTCGCAGCCGATCGCCATCAGCATGCCGGTGACCGGCGTGGTGTCCACCTGGATATCGCCGTCGGCGAACACGAGGTCACAGCCGCCCAACGCCGCGCTGTATGCCAGCCCGATATCCAGCGCGGCAGCGCCGGCGCTGGCGGCGGAGGTCAGGTTGCCGGACATGCCCGATCATCTCGCGCGCGCGGGCCGGGCGTCAGGCCCCGGAGCGGGGGCCGTGTCATGGCGGCGTGATCGCGAGCGGGCCGGCGCCGCCCGGGTTCCACACCTGGTTCGGGTTCGCCGGCTTGGACTGCGGCAGGTCCGGCACGATCAGCATGGCGCCCTCGATCGTGATGCTGCCCTGGGTGACCACGATGCTCATCGAGCCGACGGCGATCTTGACGGTCGTCGCGCCGAGCACCTCCACAAGGCCGCCCTGGCGCAGCGCCACGCGGTCGCCGCCCGCGTCATACAGCACCGTCTCGCCGGGCAGCAGGTTGCCGTAGCGCGCGGCCGGGCAGATCGGCGGGAGTGCCACCAGGTCGCCGGGGTCGGCGCCGATCGCCGTGAGCTTCGCCACGGAACCCTCGGAAGGGGCGCAGGTGGCGAGCCCGTAGGGCTGAAACACCTCGATGCCGGTGCGGACCATACCGTCATGCGTCCGCATATCGACGGTCTGCACCGTGCCGGTATCGTTGACCGCCAGCACGAGGCCGCGCATCGCCGTGCCGCGCAATTCCTGGATCGTCTCCGCCATCCGGTCGGGCATCGCTAATCCCCCCCTGAGGCTGGCCTTAGCGGGCGCTTGGAAAGGGAAGGGGTTTCCGCAGATGGCAGAGGATAAGGATCAAGCCGCAGATGGCGCAGATGAGCAGGAATGCCGGAGCCTGCCCTCGGGCTGCCCAAAGGGCAGACCCGTGGGGCGCAGCCGCGAGAAACTTCCTTATCCCTTTTCATCTGCGTCATCTGCGGAAAACCCTTTCCTTTGCTCATTTGGATTTCAGCGGCTTTTTGGAAACCGCTTCGTCGATCCGGTCGAACGCGGTGATTCCCACCACGCGCAGATCGGTCAGCACCTCTTTCTCCTTGATCCGGTAGGCGACGCCGCGCAGCAGCATGTCGTCGTCGATGCCGGCCCACGGGTCGGTCACCCGCGCGACGGTGTTCGGCAGCCACAGCGACTTCGCCGGCCCGGCGCGCCAGTCGAGCACCGTGTAGGACAGGCCGGTGGACAGGCCGCGCTCGGTGCGCACCTTCCATTCCGCCTGCTGCTGGCAGGTGCTTTGGCCCGATTGCGTCCGCGTCATCACCACGGCCGGCCGGTAGCGCGTCACTTCCTTGTCCACCGCGTGGCCGGTCATGATGATGCCGGCCGCCTCGGTGGCACTGGCGCCGGCGGGGGGCACGCCCGGCACCGCGGTGGGAAACGTGTCGTGGCCGAGCGGCGGCCCGCTGTTGCCGCGCTCGCCCGCCGCCTTCTCCGACTGGCCCTTCACGTAGACATCGGAGAACCGCTTTTCGTCGTTGAACTCATAGCCGGCCGCCTGGACGTTGCCGCCAATGCGGATGTCCGCCGGGGCGCGCGTCCGTCCGCCCGTCGTCAGGACAAGGCCGCCGACGCCGTCGCTGACGAGTAGAACGGCCCGTTGCCGCGCGGCTTTTTCGAGCAGCGACAGCGC